GATGTGCCTGTGGTGGATCTTGAAGACAAGCCATACAGTGGTAATCTACCCCGTGGCAGCAAGGTTCGTATCTTGTGGAAGCAGGGCAAGGATCATCCAACACACGGTGTAGCTACTTACTTGAATCGTGTGCGGGTTCTTGAGGTTGCTGATTCAATGGGCGAAGACTCCGCTGTGGAGGGGTTCTAACCTATGCAGGGAGGACAAGGTACAAGCACTTTTGTGAAGCATGAGCCTTGTCCATCCTGCAACAGTTCCGACAACCTTAGCAGGTATAGTGATGGTCATGCTTACTGCTTTGGTTGTAGCCACTGGGAGGCAGGAGAAGGACAAGCAACGACTAACGTAACGTCAATTAAACGGGCTAAATTGGAAATGACGGGAACTATTGAAGCAATACCAGACAGACGTATTTCTGCCGATACTTGTAGGAAATATGGTGTCACTGTTGAGAGAGAAGCAGGAACCATTACTAAGCACCACTACCCATTCAAAGACAAGGACGGGATAGTTCGCGGCAGTAAGGTTCGGATAGTGAAGGACAAGGAGTTCTACGCTACAGGCACCACACAAGGCTTGACCCTATTCGGTCAGGATACTTGTAGAGGTAGTGGTAGATTCATCACTATTACTGAAGGTGAGCTAGACTGTCTGGCTGTGGCTGAGATGTTCAGTGCTAAGTGGGATGTTGTTAGCCTTCGCAATGGGGCTTCGTCTGCCGCTAAAGAAGTCAAAGAACAGCTAGAGTTCCTTGAAGGCTATGAGTCAGTAGTTTTGTGCTTCGATAACGACAAGGCAGGTAAGGAAGCAGTCGAGGCTGTCCGTGATCTGTTCTCCCCCAACAAACTAAAGATAGTTAATCTTCCCCTAAAGGATGCAGGGGATATGCTGAAGGAGAACAAGGTTAGAGAGTTCACCGCAGCGTGGTGGGATGCTAAGGTCTACAGACCTGACGGCATCGTAGCAGGGGTTGACACGTGGGATATGATCGTCAATGCCCGTAAGACTAAATCTACACCGTACCCGTGGGCTGGTCTAAACGATCTGACTAGAGGCATGCGCCCCTATGAGCTAGTTACAGTTACCAGTGGTTCTGGTATGGGTAAATCACAGTTGATTAAGGAGTTGGAATATTATCTATTCAAAGCAACCACCGACAACATAGGTATACTCGCACTGGAGGAGTCAGTAGATAGGTCTGTAATGGGTTTGATGTCTATCGAGGCGGATGCTCCACTTCACTACGAGGAAGACATGAACACAGACGACCTAAAAATCTACTGGGAAGCCATAATGGGCAGCAATCGGTTCTACTTACTGGATCATTGGGGTTCTACTGGTGAAGAAAACCTAATGGCTAAGGTTAGGTACATGGCTAAAGCTATGGATTGTAAGTGGATTGTGTTGGATCACCTATCTATCGTTGTTTCCGCACAGGACAATGGCGACGAGAGAAAGGCGATAGACTCAATCATGACCAATCTTAGGACTTTAGTACAGGAGTTAGGTATAGGGTTATTCCTTGTATCACACCTTAAACGATCTAGCGGTCAGTCACACGAAGAAGGAGGACGAGTTAGTCTGTCTGAACTACGCGGTAGTCAGTCGATAGCTCAACTCTCAGACATCGTGATCGGTCTTGAGCGTGATCAACAGTGTGAAGATGAAGAGATCAGGAACACAACCGTAGTGCGAGTACTAAAGAACAGATACACTGGTTTGACAGGGCCAGCGTGTTACCTCCACTACGATAAATTTACAGGCCGTATGAAAGAAGTTCCTAAACCAGTAGAGGTAGTAGACAATGATTTCTGAATCAGACGTAATAGAGATGCCGGTGACCACGCCAATCATGACTAAAGCACACGCTAAGTCAGTAGAGATGGGTATCCTACACAAATCCATAACTGGTGGTGAAGGGAACTTAGCTGGGTTTATCGGTGAAGGGTTAGTGCATCAATACCTTCTAGACAATGGTGGTATAGTTAGTTGGGAGAACACCTACGAGTACGACATGATCCTGAATGGTGAAGTACGAATAGACGTTAAGACTAAACGCACCAGCGTTAAGCCTAAGATGCACTACGATTGTTCAGTGAGTAGTGGGAAGAAGCAGGACTGTGACATCTACGTATTCACTAGAGTTAAGAATGATTTTAGTGTTGGGTGGTTGTTGGGGTACATGCCAGCTAAAGAGTATTTTGAAGTTGCAAACTTTATGGAGAAGGGTACAATTGACCCTTCAAATGGATGGAAAGTGTCGAAGGATTGCTATAACCTTCCTATCGACGAACTGAGGAATATGAATGAACTTACCACAGAAGATATTGGTTCTGGACATAGAGACTGATGGCCTCAATCCTACAGTTATCTGGTGTTGTGCGGCGAGTAACGGAGAAGTGTATTACGATGCTGTTTCTTTTAACACTTTTATCGGTGATCTGGATACTGAAACGACACTTGTCGCACACAACGGGTTAGCTTATGACTTCCCTGTGCTAGAGAGGCTGTGGGGTGTAGACTTATCCCACTTCCCTAAGCTGGACACGCTGGTACTATCGAGGCTGGCTAAGCCATCACGGGAAGGAGGACACAGTTTGAAGTCATGGGGTGAAGAGTTAGGCTTCCCTAAAGGTGACTACAATGACTGGTCACACCTAAACGATGAGATGGTGTCTTACTGTAAGCAGGATGTAGCTGTCAACGAGAAGCTATTCAGTAAACTTGAGATTGAGTTAGCTCACTTCAAGGGTGACTGTGTTGAGCTAGAGCATCAGGTACAGTCAATCATTGTTGATCAAATAAATAATGGCTGGAAGCTAGATGAGCGATATGCTTATGATTTAGTTGCTACCTTGAAGGAGAGAGTATATGAACTTGAAGCAGAAGTGCATGCAGTGTTTCTACCACTGCCAACTTTCATATCTGAGGTCACACCAAAAGTTAAGAAGGATGGTACGTTCAGTGTCGTTGGTCTTAAGTTTCTCGGAGATAGTTGGGTTGATGTTGGTGGCCGGTTTAGTCGGGTGGATTATCCAGTCTTCAACTTAGGTTCAAGGCAGCAGATAGGTAGGTGGCTACAACACTTTGGCTGGAAACCTGAAGTATTCACCGACAAGGGCCAGCCTAAAGTAGATGAGACAGTGTTGGTTGGTGTTACTGACATCCCACAGGCTCAGTTAATCTCTGAGTACTTGACTGTACAGAAGAGAATAGCATTGGTCAGTAGCTGGATCGAAGCAGTAGATCCAGACACAGGCAGGGTTCACGGTTACGTCAACAGCAATGGTGCAGTAACTGGTAGGATGACACACAGTAAGCCTAACGTAGCTCAGGTTCCCAGTAGTCACTCACCCTATGGTGTTGAGAGCCGTAGCTGCTGGATAGCTGCTGAAGGCTACTCACTGGTCGGTATGGACGCAAGTGGATTAGAGCTTAGGATGTTAGCTCACTACATGGATGATGAGAAGTACACCTCTGAGATCCTTGATGGTGACATACATACAGCCAATATGATTGCTGCTGGTCTTACGGATAGATCACAGGCTAAGACATTCATATACGCTTACTTGTACGGTGCAGGCGATGAGAAGATAGGCTCTATTGTAGGCGGTGGTAGGGCAGAAGGTGCGGAGCTTAAGGCTAAGTTCCTTGAGAATACTCCAGCATTGGCTGTGTTGAGGGCTGACGTAGAGAAACAAGCTATTAAGGGTAACATAGAAGGGCTGGATGGCAGGAGATTGATGATCCGATCTAGCCACGCAGCCCTGAATACCTTGCTACAGTCAGCGGGTGCCATCGTAATGAAGAAGGCGTTGACATTGTTAGACCACTATGCTAAACTATGGGGTATAAGGTATAGGTTTGTAGGTAACATCCACGATGAGATACAAACAGAAGTAGAGGTCGGCAAAGAAGACGTATTTGGTAGGTTAGCTGTATCTTGCATACAAGCGGCTGGAACTTACTTCAACTTAAACTGTCCACTGGATGGTGAATACAAGGCAGGAAAGTCATGGGCATCGACACACTAGTAGAAGACATCTATAAATTAGTATCAACTAAAGAAGTAGGAGAGCATATTGACCTTGATGACGCGATTGAGAACTTTGGCGAGAACATTAAAGGGCTTATGCGTACAGAGTTTGGCGTATCTAAAGGCAGAGACAGCAGAAAGCTACGTCTATCAGCCATTGGACGTACAGACAAGTACCTCTGGAACTCATACAACGATACAGCAGGTGAAGAGCTTGAACCCCACACCTACATTAAATTCTTATACGGACACGTCATCGAAGAGCTACTCCTGTTTCTTACAAAAGCAGCGGGACATGAAGTAACGTGTGAACAGAAGACCTGCCATGTAGCGGATATCAGAGGCAGTATGGACTGCAAGATCGATGGCGTAGTGACAGACGTTAAGTCTACCAGCTCATACGGATATAAGAAGTTTAAGGATGGTACTCTTGCACAAGACGATCCATTCGGATATATTGGACAGATCAAAGCATACGCTCACTCAGAGAAACAAACTAAGTACGGCTGGCTTGCGATGGATAAACAGAACGGTCATCTTGCTTACTTGATGTACGATGAAGAAGACAAAGATCACCCAATGTTTAAGTATTTAGATTACGATATAGTAGAGAGAGTAGAACACGTTAAGAAGATGGTTATGGGGCCAGAGCCTAAAGAACATTGTTACGCCACAGTCCCAGACGGGAAGTCAGGCAATACAAAGTTAGCTATGGGTTGCTCCTACTGTCAATACAAAGAACATTGCTACCCAAACCTACGGACATTTGCCTACGCCTACGGGCCTAAGTATTTAGTCGATGTAGTTAAACTACCACGCGTAGAAGAGACAATACCAGATGAGTTCTAAGCGACCAGTAAAGAAGAAGAGAAAGAGTATCGGTAAATATCGTTCTGGTTTAGAGAAGAAGTTTGCAGACGCACTACCATCTAAATTCATGGACTACGAACCATACGATGTTCCTTACACTACATTCAGGAACTACAAACCAGACTTTGTCTATAAGGATATTGTACTGATTGAGTGTAAGGGATTCTTCAGGGTAGGTGATACACAGAAGTACAAAGCAATTCGAGACATGATGAATGCAGCAGATACTGAAGCATCACAATACGCAGAATTAATCTTTGTACTATCTAACCCTCACACTAAAGTGAGAAAGGGCGGCAAGATAACAATGGGACAGTGGTGTGTAAAAGAAGGATTTAGGCACTACACTTTAGATAACACAGACGAGTTGATTGATTATGTCACTGACATTTATTGAACTTAAACAAAGAATAATACAGGAGTATGATCCAGACCTTCTGTGTGATATACTACAAGTTACCACCGAAGAACTTGTTGATGCACTGGAAGATAAGATACTAGACAACATTGAAATATTTGAGGAGTTAGACGACAATGAGTAAACTAAACGATGCGCTAGAAAGTGAATGGGATTCAGCAGCGTGGCGGGCCAGCTACCATGTTCATCAGAAAGAGCTTACCTTTGGTGACCACATTGCAGCAAAGGCTATTAATAGACAGATAGGGGGATCACACTACAAGGATATGGCTATCCAACCTGTAGACTTCTGCATTCAAAATAAGCTGGGCTTTTGTGAAGGTAATGTAGTAAAGTACATTTGCAGGTATAAGAATAAAGGATTAGCTGCTGACCTACAGAAAGCTAAACACTACATTGAACTGCTGCTGGAGGGTTTAGAATGAAAGTAATTGAAGGTAACTTTGGTAAGGGAACAGTACCAGAAGAGCTAACGGAAAAGCTCTCCGTTAAAGAAGTGTTTCAAAGGATAGCTGATGAAGAAGGTATAAACGAGTTTCACGGTGCTGTAGGGTTCGCCATGAGAGATGATGGGTTGTCTATCTTCTCCACCAACATGACCATACACGAAGTCTACATGCACCTTGATTTATTAAAGGATTATTTGAGGAATGGTTATGATGAATTTCAATGAGTATCAAGCGGTAGCTGAATCATTTGCAGACTACGAACACATCTTCTACCCACACGCAAGCCTAATGATAGAGGCTGCTGAGTTAGCTGACTTGTTCGCTAAACCTCTTCTTCGAGGGGATGAGAAACAGATCAATAGGGACGACATCATATCAGAAGCAGGTGATGTCCTGTGGAACCTTGCAGTTCTGTTGAAGAGAAGTAACATAACACTATCAGAAGTAGCGCAGTACAACATAGATAAACTAACAGGCCGTGCAGAGCGTGGGACTATACGAGGTGACGGAGGAAACAGATAATGAAACAAACTGAACTAGACTTGTTTAATGGTACAGAAGAAGATCAAGAGTTAAGAAAAATAGTTATGGAAAGACTAAGTTACGATAATCGTACTGGACTATTCAAGTGGAAGTGTAGAGTTTCTACACGTGTCCCAAAAGGCTCGAAAGCAGGAACCTTACATAAAAAAACCGGATACGTCGTAATAAAAATATTAAGGCGCACATATAAAGCGCACAGGCTGGCGTGGCTAATTGTGTACGGTAGTTTTCCACCTGATCAGATCGACCATATTAACGGTGTCAAACACGACAACCGTATTATTAACTTAAGAGCTGTCACTCATGCAGAAAACAATCGTAACAGAGCACTAGATATAAGGAATAAATCAGGATATACGGGCATTATTTATAACAAAAAAACCAACAAATGGCTTGCTAGAATCGGAGGCAACGATAAAAGAGTACATTTAGGTTACTTTGACAATCTAGAAGATGCTGTTGAAGCAAGAAGAATAGCAGAAATTAATTATAACTATCACCCTAACCACGGAAGAGTTTAATGGATAACTACAGTAAGTTTATAGCTGCCAGCAGGTATGCTCGTTGGCAAGATGATAAGAGTAGGCGTGAGACATGGGAAGAAACAGCCCAGCGTTATGTAGCCTATTGGGGCAACAAGATAGGTAGTGATGAGAAGCAGAAGATCACAGATGCTATTGTTAATCTAGAAGTAATGCCTTCTATGCGTTGTGTTATGACAGCAGGGCCAGCCTTAGACAGGGACAACGTAGCAGGTTTCAACTGCTCCTACCTGCCTATTGATCACCCTAAAGCATTCGATGAGCTTATGTACATCCTAATGTGCGGTACAGGCGTAGGGTTCTCCGTAGAGCGTCAGTACGTAGGTAAGCTACCCGTAGTGGCTGAAGAACACCACACTACAGACACCACAATAGCTGTAGCAGACAGTAAGATTGGCTGGGCTAAGGCTATGCGTCAGCTTATTGCTATGCTCTACGCAGGTGAAGTCCCAAAATGGGATACCAGTAAAGTTCGTGAAGCAGGCGAACGCTTAAAGACTTTTGGTGGTCGTGCTAGTGGGCCAGCTCCTCTTATTAATTTGTTTAACTTCACAGTCAAGATGTTTAAGAAATCAGCAGGGCGAAAACTAAGCAGCCTTGAGTGTCATGACTTGTGTTGCAAGATTGCTGAAGTAATTGTTGTTGGTGGTGTACGTAGATCAGCTTTGATTAGCCTATCTAATCCATCAGATGCAAGGTTAAGGACAGCTAAGAGCGGTCAGTGGTGGGAAGACAACGCACAACGAGCCTTAGCTAACAACAGTGCTTGTTACACAGAGAAGCCTGAGTTTGATTTCTTTATGGAGGAGATGAAAGCCCTATACGATTCTAAGTCTGGTGAGCGTGGAGTCTTTAGTCGAGTAGCAGCACAGAAGATTGCAGCTCGTAATGGCCGCCGTGAATCTGATCATGACTTTGGTACTAACCCATGTAGTGAGATTATCTTACGACCTAATCAGTTCTGTAATCTGTCTGAAGTAGTTGTACGTGCAGACGACACTTTGGATACACTAAAGGAAAAAGTACGTATTGCAGCAATTCTGGGGACACTACAGGCTACCTTGACTGACTTCCGATACCTACGGTCTGTCTGGAAGAAGAACACTGAGGAAGAAGCCCTGTTGGGTGTCAGTCTTACTGGCATTATGGATAGTAAACTTACAAGCTCCGGTAAAGAATTAGATTTTATTCTGAAGGAGTTGAAAGTTGTAGCTGTTGAGACTAATAAGAAGTGGGCTAAGAGATTAGGTATCAATCAAGCTGCTGCTATTACTTGCGTCAAACCTTCTGGTACTGTGTCTCAGCTTGTTAACAGTGCTAGTGGTATCCATCCACGCTTCAGCCCTTACTACATTAGGACAGTACGTGCAGACTCTAAAGACCCTATGGCTCAGTATATGTTTCAAGCAGGATTTCCTTGTGAGATAGACGTAACTAAGGTTAATAAGGCTCCTTCTGAAGGCTATTTAAAGCCCACACAGGCTGATGTGGATGCAGGCACTACGTTGGTATTCAGCTTCCCTGTAAAATCCCCCACAGGCGCTCTGTGTACGTCAGACATGGGAGCAATGCAACAGCTTGAGTTGTGGAAGACGTATCAAGAGAATTGGTGTGAGCATAAGCCCAGCATCACGGTCTACTACAAGGACGATGAGTTCTTTGATATCTGTAGCTGGATGTGGAAGAACTTCGATATGATGAGTGGTATTAGTCTGTTACCTTACAGTGATCATACCTATCAACAGGCACCATATACGGAATGCACTGAGGCAGAGTACAAGGCTGTGCTTAAAGTACTGCCTGACTTTGACTGGGAAGCACTAGCTACCTTTGAGTTTGAGGATATGACTACAGGGTCACAAGAGCTTGCATGTGTTGGGGGAATGTGCGAGATACCATAAAAACTAAGGGGGCTTAAATGCCCCCTAATTTTTCTACCACTTTTCTTTGTTAGCCCAGTAAGCTGCTGACATCTTACCCTTAGCTATGTTAGCCCCATGACGAGCCTTGAATGATGCTCTCTTCTTCTTCATCGCCTCAGACTCACCAGCTTTAGGTTTACCTGCTGTTGATGCTCCCTGTTCTCCAAAGCGTATGGTCTTAACCTTATCACCTTCCTTAGCTACAACTACATGACTCTTCTTAGGATGGTCTGGAGTCCTTTTAGGTTTGTTAAAACCACTGACACCAGCTCTATCTAAACGTGGGTCTTTCTTCATTTGTCATTCCCCCTGTTATTCCATAGTTCAAAGATAACACGAACCTTTTCTTTCAGTGTCTCTATATCGTTGTGCATCTTAGCGAGTACAATAACTAGAGTTACAAAACCTACAGCTACGGGCCACGCAGTGTTTATAAACTCTAGTGCTGTCATAAATACTGGCTACGACAAATAAGTTTATTTAGGAACATAAGCATTTCTCTCGTAAGGCACAGTAGGCTCTTTGTCTTCTTTTTGCTTAAGAAGACTTATTATAATTAACCTGTCTGCTTTTAATTGAGCAATCATTTCTTGATTCTCTGTAGCTTTGATTGCTTTATTTATACCGCTCAATACAGATGCTAATGCTTTTTTAGATTGCGGCCCAGATAA